GGGTCATTCTGTTTCCAGTTTCTTCTTATGGAAAGAACCGTTCTTGAAAATTGGTCTATTGAAATTATGTAAGGAAGCTTTACTCCTGACGTGTCCTCAAATCCAGGCACATCAGCGTTAACGTGCATCTCCAGTACGACATGCTCGTCATCATCGGATGAATAATTCTTTTCAACACCCTGCAGTTCATCAATCTTATCTGCAGTATCGGATGACTCCGTCTGACCCGTCGGCAGCTCCACGTCACGGTAGAATCCGCCCAGTTGCTGCTTTCTCACGTCATTTCCATTCGTCTTGATGACATGCGTTATCCTGTCAGCGCTTTCCAGATCCGTCGCCATGTAGTTGATCACCAAATCCTCACTGGTGATGAACTTCGCGGTCGCACGCTTCAGGAGACCGTCATAATAGACTTTCTTGAACGCCGATCCTGAAAGCGGAAGGTAGAACAGAAGTTGGTCCATGTCCGGATCGTACTCTCGCATGACATCAGTGATCTGATAGTTCATGAATTGCTGAACCCTCTTCGCCTGATCTTGAACTTCAGGTGTCGAGAGCCCTACAACTTGAGTGCGAACGGGGCCGCTTGGGGGGAGAAGTTCCTTATACGCTTGGGCTTGAAACTGTGTAACAGATTCAGCGAGTAAGGGGTGAACGACCCCGGACGAACCTTCGAACGGTTGGGTGCGGTCTTCATACTTGAATCCCAGCATATCAAGGCCTTTGACATAGGATTCTTCCCAGTCCTTCCTTGAATCCTTATCCGATTCGAATCCTGCAAGCAGGTCGCTTGACAACCTGCCTAAATCATTATCTTCAATGTAATCCGCCAGATTAGCATCATGCGGAATGTTTGCTGTGTCTATGGGTGAATTAGGGTCAAAATTAACGTCCGCGCTTCCGTCTTCATTTTCCATCAGTTCAACGTCCGGATCAAACTTCACGCTTTTATCCGGCTCCAATTGCACCTCTTCGCCAGTAGGCTCTATTTCCAGCGCCCCAGTCAGCGCCTCCAGCGCCTTGTCTATGTTATTCTTATTTCCTTTAGCCATGTCTAGCTATTCCCCCTCTCTTGTACGCAGGCATTCCTTTCGATATGTTGAACAACGCCTCTCTGTTGCCCTTCAAGTAGATCATCGGAACTTTCCATCCCACGCCATTATTGTCCATTATAGCAGTTTCTATAATATTTGCACCACTTTTCTTCGCCACTTTTTTCATGGCGCCCTGCGCCATTGGCCCATATGCGACAAGGTTTCCGTGGAAGCTCTGATCAGTAGGTCTCAGTCCCTTGTTCTTTATGGCAGATGTCGCGATGGATACTCCGTCATAGCCACCTTCCTGCGCCATCTTCGTTGCATACTTGATGACGAATTCATTGTAGTCCTCCGTCCTGCTGAATGGGCCCTGCGGAACCTTGGTGGTCTCCGGAAGGGCCTTCTTCTTGCTGGCGTCAATTATTTTTCTTATCTTAGTCCTTTCCCTGTTAAGCTTCGCTATTCTCTTTTGAGTCGCCACCGTCTGCGGCTGTGACGCCAAGTCATCAATCTTGGAAACAATCAACTTGAACTGCGCCTCATTCACTTTATCCGATGCACTCACGGGGAGTGGAACGTCTCCGCGTGGATAGTAGCGCGATTCCTTTAATGAGCCCGGAGTCGGAGGCATTCCCTGCTGCTCCATCCTCCTGACTGACCTCAGAGCCGCGTTGATGGGCTGATGCATGTCTGACTGTATCTCCTCTATGAAGAGAATCCTGTTACCCAGCACGTCCGTCCTGTCGGTCATTCTGATGTGAACGAAGGCGTTCTTCCCCGCGTCCCCAGACATTCTAAAGTCATGTTGATAATTATACACTGGCTCGCTCTTGCGCAAACCTCCTGGAGTGTACCTGAACAGAAGCTCACGCGGATTCTCTCCTCCGCCAAGCGTCTGCTGTCCTGCGTACTTGGGCTCTCCTGCGTATTTCTTCAGCCCGGCCGTCCTCTTTCCGGCGGCGCTGGACAGCTGCGCGACCATGTTTTTCATCGCGTAAGGGAAGTTCTTCGGAACGCCCTCATCGAGCGCGTTCGCTATTCCGTAGTTGTCAAATATGTAATCATCGACGTTTTTCAGGATCTTGTCCGCCTCCTCCCTGTAGAATGATTCCGCACCAGGTTTCAATCCGCGGTTCAACTGCTCCTCAGACGACTTCAGAAGCCTGAAGAATCCGGACTGTTTCGGATCACGGTACGCCTGCGGGTC